ATCCAAGTTTCCCATAACACCTGCGTTAGGAGAAACAATTAATGAGTATGGATTACTGAGACCTTGACATAATGCCCCAGGTGCAAAAGGTGGAGGACAATCTGGGTCTGGATTGGCCAAAGGACCAACCATCAATGATGCATATGGTGTTGGAAAGTGAACTCCAGCACCAACAACCATAGGACCCTCGACAAATGCAGACCCATTAATCTTTGAGTTTCCTTCCTTAATAGCGGGAACAAACCCTTGGCCAACTTTAAGTTGACCACCAACATTCATATCATCAAAACCAAATGACATCTCTGCTCCTATGCATTGTTATTTTTCTTTTGAATTCGTTGCAGATTATTTTTAGAATCTTTTACTGAACAAGCATCAGTAACACCACGAATAATTGAACCATAAATTTGTAACTGAGCGTTTGCTGCTAACTCAGCATCACCAGAAGTTACCATTGATAGTTTGTTCTTAGCATTTACTAGAACTTTATTAGCATCAAGGGTGATATTTTCAGATGCATGGAGTCGAATATTTCCTTTTGAACTATCTTCTCCTGTAGCATTGAATTCAATATCCTTTCCTTCAATTCTTACCTTACCATTTTCAGCAACAATACATATATTACCATTTTTTGCGTGAAGCATCAAGGTGTCTTGTGCCTCTTCGTTATCGTCACCACAAGAAACTGTAAAATTTCCAGGAGATGTTGATTGAGTCCAACCTTTTCGTCTTCCTGTTTTATCCATACAGAAAGAATGGCGTCCATCATTTCCTTGTAAGAGAACTGATGCAGTTACTGAACCATCTTCATGTATATGACCAAAGTGAATTGAACCATGGTCATTTCCGTAACGAATCGCAGTAAAGTTTGCGTCTGCTTGTCCAGAAGATGAATTCTTGTCTGGTAGTCTTGTTGGTTGTGAGTGCCTTTGTGTTGACATTATATTTAAGTTATATTATCAGGTGTTCCGGGAAGATTAAGTCTAGGATCATTACTTTGAATGTCCGTACCCTGTCTAAGGATTGCAGAAGGTCTTGTAGTGACCTCTCTAGTGATGCTCTCCTGCAAGGTATCAAAGACACGAACAAGTTCTCCTACTGTCTCATAGACGCCAGCATAGCGTAGACCATTCTTAATGAATACCTGACCATAATATGCTCTACCATCTATATATCCAGTCTGCTTGAGACCGACCAAGTCTGTTACCTGAATCAAAGTTTGTGGGTCAACCCCAATTGGATCTCTTACAATTTTAAATGTGGGTCTTAAAACAGCATTGACACCAGTGTCAGAAAGAATGGATATTGTTGGTGTTCTTGTAAATCCTGACCCTGGAGAAATAACATCAACACCTACCACAGTGCCAAATGGTCCAGTAACAAGTCTTAAAACTGGATTCCTACTACCGGTGTTAGGCACAGGAGTTCCTGTGCCAGGAATCCCAGTATCACCTGGACCTCCAATTCCTCCAGTACCATCACCTACAGCGCCAGTACCATCACCTACACCATCACCTACACCACCAGTACCTCCAGTACCACCTGTAATATCTCCACCAGTACCTCCACCGGTTCCTGTTGGTTGTCCTGGAATATTGGGATCAAAATTCACAGGAGGACTTCCACCCCCACCTCCAGAACCTGGGTCAGTACCATCATCACCAAGAATAGGACCAATTGATCCTCCATCTGGAAAACCACCGCCATCATCAGTCAATAAACCTGGTGGAGTTATTGGTGTATTGGTATTAACTGGAATAAAATCTGGAGTTTCAAATCCACCAATAACTATGAGTGGATCACCTGGATCGTAATTAATTCCAGGATTTTCGATGATTATATCTTCCAATTCAAGAATAACTGGATATCCAGGACCATCCCCGCCAGAATATCCAACACCAGGTGTTGTGACCACAACATCATCAATAACACCAATACCACCTATTTCTTGAGGACATGGTGGAGGAATCAAAATGGCAGAAGCACCAACAGGATTTTGTTTCCAAGAAGATTGGTCATTAGTTTCTGTTGGGACTTGTGCAAGAATCTCAAGTCCACAATAAACTGGGTTTAAAACAAAATTAGTTCCTGGTTGATTTGAGTTTTCTAATGTAATCTCAATGGTTTTCTTACCCTTAGTAAATCTTTTATCTTTTTCTTCTATATTTTCTGAAACTTCTGTTCTCTGAACTCTTCTACCATCAACTCTGACAACCATCTTATCATCTGCTTCAGTTCGGAAAGTGTACTTACCATCGATAGGAAAATCTACATTTTCCCAAGTAAATTTCCACTCTCTTCCTTGAATCTCATCTGTTGCCTGCCTTCCAAATACAAAGAAAGGAGATAAATATGGACCTAAATGATCCTTTGGATTGCGTCCTTTCTTTTTATAACTTGTAATAAGAGGACCATTATAACGTATACCACCTTTTCCTTTAACTTTCTTTGGTTTTTTTGATTCCTTATCAATCGCTGTTGTAAGAATCTTTACATAACTATCTTCACCATCTGAAGAACCTTCTTCTCTATCTAATTTTGCCTTACCACCTTTACCAACTACAATCTCAAGTCTAGTTCCGGCAGGAAGTTTTTCTGTGGCATATGCATATGCACCACCAGAACCACCGCCACCACCTTTAACCATCTTTTGTTTTACTTCAGTTTCAATTTTGATGGTTCTTCTTCTACCGTCACCATCATAATAGAAAGATTCTCCCTCACCAGTACCAGTTATAACTTCATAAGAATCACCTGCTCTATCTGTGTAACCAGATCCACCACCACCAATACAAATTGCTTTAACTGCAGTTCGATTTAACTTTCCTGGTTCAGTTTGAGGAACTAATACCTCATAAATTCCTGGGTCTGTGTAAGTTACACTTTTTCCTGTGCTGCCCCAGATAATTTTAACCGCACCCTTAGCACCATCACCAGCATTACCAACACCACGGTTTCCACCGCCACCAGCGCCATACTTAGCACCCTTTCCTCCATCATCAGTAGCACTTCTAATTTCATTCGCAGTTCCTCTTTCAGAACCTCCAAGATCTACACCATAACCACCATCAATGGTTCCACCTTTACCAGTTTTTGCTGACCTACCATTTCTTAGACCAGCACCACCACCATTTCCACCTTTACTTCCATCTTGTTGTCCTTCACCAGGAGCACCTCTACCACCTTTTCCTTTCTTTACCTTACCTACTTAGTTCTGTTTTTTACCTGAAGTTCCTCCAAATCCACCACCTGCATGGCAAAGCATAGACTCTTTAACAATATCAATATCAACTTCTTCTGCAGTATTAACCCAATCGGCAGTGTCAAAAATTACTTTAGGTTTTTTGACAAAAGATTTCTGGGCAGTATTTTCTACACTAACTGTTACAGTTGTGCTTCCTTCACTTAAGAAGACTTTATTTAAGGTTGGAAGTGGTACTGAAAACCCTTCAAGTTTAAAAGATGATCCACCAACAGTTATAGTTCCAGTGTTATCACAAGAACCTCTAACGCCATAAAAACCATCATATGGCACATCAACATTCCAACTTTTAGCGAACGTTACACCGGACTCAGAACTCTCTGGACTCGACTTTGGTTTTACCGGAGACATTGCAAAACGATTCATAAACTTTTCCCATCTACTATCAAAAGCAGGATACCAATTATCACCACTAGATCCTTGAGTAAATCTAGTTGTCCACATTGGATTATTGGGACATCTGCCCTCTTGTGGTGGTGGGATCTCTCTTGGAATTGGTGCTGTTGGTGCTTTGATTGTTAACGCGAGACCCATTGGGTTCTCTTGCCAACTTTCTAGATTTTCAACATCTATTACCTGTTCAGAAGATGCAGTCCGGATTTCAATAGCAATTCCCATAGGGTTGCCATTTTGTAAAGTCTTACCTCTTTTCTGTGTAAGTTCAACTCTAATTCTATAGTCTCCTTTAGCGAAGAATGCTAATTCGGTCTTTGCTTCAGATGCGTTGGCTGTCATTACATATTCATCACCACCTTTCTCTCTATTCTTTAGACCATTTCCAATTCCTATCTTACCTTTGCCTGATATATTTCCGATGAATATTTTTGCACTATCATCTGCAGCAGCTCTAATAGTATAATTTCCATCTTGAGGAAAGTTTACTTTTTCCCATCGGATAAGATGTTCTCCTGCATATGAATCGGTAGAGTAGGTGGTTGATGATTCTTCCTGCTTTAAAATTTTAGTGCTTGTTATTCTTAAATCTGCGTTGCTATCAAATCCATTGTCAATATTATCATCAAAACCAATTTTTGTACTATCTACAGGACCAAATCCACTCGTTGAACTACCTCCTATCTGTTTGATACGATATCTTTTTCCAGCAGTGAAGTCACCAGAACCTTTAATTTTTAAGTTTTGGTTCTCAACTAAACGAATTTGAGGAAGATCATCATCATCCCCCGATACGTTTACCTCTCTGATATCTCTTCGTAATGTCAATAAATCATTATCAGTTTCAATTTTAACCTCCCTGAGTGCTAATCCAGATGTGGTTAGATTGTCATCAACTTTCATTTCAAAGTCAACTTTCATTCTACCAGAACCAGTAATCTTGAGATAAAGATTACCACCTTCATTCTCAAAGAATGCCTTTGGAGTTTCTGATACAGATTTTATTTTTTCGCCCTGAGGATCAAAAGGAAGTACTGCATACTTATTAAAGAAACCAGAAACTTTTTTACCTAAAATTGGTTTTGCTCTATACAGTTTTCTATCTGCCTTACCCATAGAAGAACTTGTATCAAAGACGGGTTTAGGTGGTTCTACTACTCTTTCCGTTTCATCTGGACCACTATTTTCAAGTGATGTTGTAATTGTATAGAGACCTTCTCTAACTGTTTTTGTTACTGATACAGGATTCTTTCTATTATTTTTAAGACCTTTGATTTGTCCTGGAGTAAAGTCCCAAAGAGTTCCTTCTGAATTACTAAAATTTATATTACTGAAACTATCAGCAAGGGCATTAAAAGTATACTCCCCATCATATGGAAAGTATTCTTGCCAAATCATAGTATAAACTTTACCTACATGTGCGCTACCTTCTGCCTCACTTTCAGGTACAGGAGATATTGCATACTTATTCATAAAAGTATCATCAACAACCTCTATAGGATTTCTCTTAGTTGGATCTCTGAAACCAAGTCTATAGGTTAAATCATACGTATCCTCTTTAACTTTTCCTCCTTTTCCTACATTAGACCTATCTTTATACGATGATTTTATCGTCTTTGGATTTCTTGCTTTGAATTTACCTCTTTGTGCGGTAAGTTGCATGTCATCATTATCATCCTTTGACCCCACATAGTCAGCAAAAATTACTTTACCTTTTCCAACACCTCTTTCTACAGACTTTCCACCTTCTTCCCTTACAAGACCTTGTTCAATTGCTCTATCAATATTCTTAACCTTCTTTCTGTTGTTAGAAGTAACAATATAAGTTGTGTTAACTCTAACTTTCCTAATTAATTTTCTACTTCCAGAATTTCTATTTGGGTCTGCTTTAAACTCTCTACCAATACCTCTAATTACGAAACTGTGAGACCCATCATCTGCCTCAAATTTAAATTCTATGTCTCTATTTCTTTTCGCTCCCTGACCATAGACTTCAAACTCAACAGGAACTAAACCTGTATTCTTTTCTGGTTTAAGAAGTTCTCCACCCCAAGCCCAATGGTCAACAGGAAAAACTACATTATTATTTTTATCTTCTCCTACAACAGCAAGTGGTTTTTGACTTCTACTATCCCACCAAGTTCCCGTTGATTTTCTCTGAACAAACTCTTGGTACTTTTGAGTCTCTGACCTGATAGGATCCTGAAAATAATTAGCATAATCATTTGGATTCCAATCACCTGTAATCTGACCATTTACAGGGTCAAGTCTAACTCCATATTCATCTTCAAGGAAATTGGGAATAAGAGTTTCTAAATCTAAATTTTCAAACTCATCTTCACTAGTATAAGTTTCAAGCACGGTAGCAGTGTCACCAATAAATGCTTGAGCATTTACTTTAGATGCTAGTCCATAAGTATCTTTAATTTCTACAAGTGGTGGATACTGATATCCGAAACCACCATGAATTAAATCAACTGCTAGAATAGAACCATCGTTTCCAACTACAGCATTAGCTTGAGCTCCAACTCCACCACCACCTAAAAAATTAACTTCTATCTTATTAACATTACCTAAACTAAGACTGGGGTCCATCCCATCAATACCACCACATGCACTTACATCATTTGATGGTGTGACATCTTCTGGTGACAATGCATTGACTTCATTGATATTTAAATATCTTACTTCATCTCTATTAGATACAATAAACTGAGTGCCAGGTTCAAGTTTTGCATATCTGTTGGCTTCAAAAATAGATACATTAGAAACATAACCTCTATCCGCAGAGATGTATCCAACTCTAATATCTTTTTTTCGCGAGTTTCCAAAAAGATCGAATCCTGCCATGCTTATAAAAGTATTTCCCTACTAATATACAGATATTTATGAGGTTGGTTTGACCCTTGTCTGGGGTGCTGGATTATTGATGACACTAGGTTGTCCTTTTGCTGGTTTTGCAAATGGTTTTGTTTGCTCTTCTGTTAGAGACTCTCCACCACCACCAACTCCTTTAGTGATAGATTCTGCACTAGGCAGTTGAGTCTGAGATTGACCTCCACTACCGCCATCAAGAGTATAGAAGTCCGATACTGCTAGGTTGGGAGACAAATCACAACCAAATAGACTTATCTTTATATTGCTAAAAGTCATAGCACCAGAAATACTACCAACAATACTAGAAATTTCTTTAGTTATACCATCAACTTGATTAGTAATATTAGCAATCTCACTTTGAATTTCACCAACAAATGATTCTAAATTACTCAAAAGTTGATCATTAGCAGAATTTACTTCGTCAACAGTGTTTCTAATAGTAGAAGCAACGATGTCCTCAGCATAACACATCGGAACTCTTGGTGCCGTTTGGAATTTATTCCCATCTAAAACTTGTTGTTTTGCTTTTTTCTCAAGACCATCTAAATCAATACTATCCTGCAACTTACTTAGAATTTGACCTGCAAGTTTTTGAACAATTTTATTATATAAACAGTAAGTCAGTTGAGTCATTTGCTCTTTTACATCTGCAAAGAGATGTCTAAAACTAGATGGAATTGTTGATACTACAGTAGTTAATCCTTGATTTACAATCTTAATAATATATTCCGCAATTTTATCATATATTACTTTCATATATTTTGCCATTGCACTGGCAGCATTTTCAATTTCTTTTCTTATATTTTTGACAGTATTTGATACCGCCTCAACATAACTTTGAAATGTTTGCAAATACTTATCAATCTTACTAATAAGGTTATCTACAATCGTCTGAATATTTTTAACAGCAGATTCTAAATGATTATCTGCCTTCATCATAGGAATTTTTTGCTTATACTTATCATCCCTTTTAATATCTGCAGTATCAAGTTGATGAATACCATCAACATGTTCTTTGGTTGCACCTGGTTGTGCTGGAGAAAGAGGAGATTCTTCTCTATTTTTTTGAGAATCTAAAGATCTTTTTACTTTTTTACTAACAAAATTTACATATTCTTGTCCTTTTAATCCCCTTTTTGTTGCTAAAACTTCAGCATCGGAAATATATTGTCTGACTACAGAAGAACTAGAAGTAGAAGATGATAATCCATATTCATTTAATATGGATTTTGGTGATGGAATTGAAGTATAAGAAGATACACCCGGTTTCGTAGTTTGAAGTGCTTCATCAGGTAAAACTTCTCTTTCTGCTTCTGTTTTTGGTATCTTCCCTCTAGCAATACCACTAGTGTTCAGAGAACCAGATTGCGTATCTGTAACTCTACTATTACCAATTGTTGCTTCAAGATTAGATTGTGAATTATTTCCAAGCACTCCCATAATAACAGGAACTTGCATTTCCTGCCCATCAATAAAGAAACCAAACACCATATTACCTTGGCGAAGGTTAGCAGTTTGGGAAGATTCTGTTTGACCACCACCTCCAGTAACTGGATACATTATCTGTGCCCAAGGCAAGTCTTCAGAAGGAATTGATTCCTCTCCTTGATCATGAAGACCAATGATTCTTACTTTATATCTTCTTCCCCAACCAGGAACTTGACCTGAATCGGCATATTTACCGGGGAGAATATTATCTCTCCAGACAGAATCATCTGCAATCTGACCGACCCACCAGTTAAAAGATGAACCTAGAAACCCTGGATTAAAGCTAGTAGTTCCTTCCATTAATCCTCATAGATTCTACATTCGTCTGCTTCTGGATTTTCATCACAGTACATTTCAAATGCTGTTGGATCATGATGGTCACCTGCATCAATATCTTTCTTATGCTCATTGACATAACGTTCAAGATGCTCTAATTCATCTGCAATGTGTCTACGTCTTTGTGGACTAATACTTCCTTTTTCAAGTTCGTCTCTATCGTCATCGATGTGTTGTTCTATTGTTCTATCAGACATAAATTTTACCTAGTTTTTGGTGTTCTTTCAACAGAGTCTCTTACTAAAAGTAATTTAGTATAGGTTCCATTAAGATCTAAAAAATGACACAGTTCAGTTATAATATATAGTCCGCCTGATTGCTCATTCATACCGTCAGTTAGTTTGTCTTGTTGCTGAGGCGAATCTATATATACTGCGTCACCTGCATGGAGAGAAAAATCTCCTGGAATTACAACCTCTGCTTTAAAAGAAAAGAATTGGTTGTATCTCATTATAGACTGATTTAAAACTTTTTCAACCTTTAAGTTTTCATCCTTTGACTTTTCCAACTGTTGCTCTGTTGTGCCACTGGGTAAACTTCCAATGTCCTTAATTGCATATGTTGTTCTAGAAAAGTTTTTATTTGCGCCAGGTCTAATTAATTCTGGGTTCTGTGTTGCAAGTTTCTTACCACCAGTGGTTATAGAACCTTCAGTCTCTCCTGAGTTTGGTGTGGTTACTTTATAAAATCCATCAAATGGATTAAAAGTAACTAACCTTGTATCGCGAGCACCGACTTTTTCCTTATCATCTGTGTTCTGTATATTATTTTTAGAAAAGGATAGTGCCTTTACATCATATCCCTCTGGTACTTTTTTGCCACAATCATCGGGAGTATCATTGTAAATAATACTTTTCTTTGGTTCTTGTCCTAATAATGTATCAATAGATTTGAAGTGATAACCTTCAGATGTTTCCCAAAAAAAGAATCCAGCAGTTTTTCCAGATGCTGCTTCCTCTCCACTTACAGCAGGAACTGCTTTTTTAGATAACCAATTTATAGTATAAAAAGGTTTTTTAGAATTACCCATAAAATTATATTCTTCCTCAAAGGTATCATCAATTCCAGTAATATTTTTCTCAGTTCCAAGATAATTTGCATCAGTGAGAATCTTCTTTACTGCTTCTGATATCTTACCTTTAAACTTCTCATATAACCTTATCTTTTCATTTAGTAAATACTCTTTTGATACTGAAGAAACTGATATCAACTGACCATGTGTATCATCTGATAGTGGTGTTATATCATTGGCATATAGTGTCACCTCAAGTTCTGTTCCTTGATTATCTTCCATAATAAATCTAGACTTTTCTCCTCCAACTAAAGGAAGACCGTCAAGCACAGTCTTTCCATCAACTGCTCCACCAGTATCGACATATAAAATATTTGTACTTATAGTATCATTTAATAAACTTTCAAAGTATTGAAGTTTTATAATACCACCAATCAGCTCAGCAGTTTTTCCTTCATTTGAAGAAATGCTATAAGACTTTATTTGTGCTGGTGCTGATAGAGCTGCTCTTGCGTCCGATGACATATCTTATATTTTATTACTATTTAACCAACAAAACTGAGAATTTCTTTGAAGTTGATTGCTGGTCTAGAAGGCATTGATGGAACAGTAGATGATGCAGATTCCATTGGTGCCTGTGCGATCACTTCTTTACGATCGATTACGATAACTTCACCCGCAGTTGGGTCATTATACGAAGCATAATTCATTAGAATTTCAACTGCTTTCTGACCCTCTGCTTTATTAACAGCACTTAAGAAACCAGGGAAGGCAGTTTGAATTGCCATTGTAGAATCTTTATCCATAACAAACTCACCACTGGTAAGCATTGCTGGAACTTTATCGACACCTTGCTGACCATTAACTTCTCCACCAAACTGAAGTCTTTGAAAAGCATTATACATCTGCTGAGGTTTGATATGTGCTGCATTGTTTCCTACTCCAGCATAGTAACTGACACCACTATCATCTTTAGGAATTGCTGCCCAGACTTTTGAAAGTCTAAGCATTGCTTCCTTAGGATTCTTTCTTGCCATGTCTTTTGTTACATTTGCTTGCCCACGTCCAATTAAATAAACAGCAATTTTCTCCTGGTTTTCTTTATCATATAGTGCTGTGCTTGGATCTAATCCAACTGCTCTTGCTCTTTCATTCAAATATTCTGGTAAGTTTTGCCAAGCACCTACTGCTCCAGATGCTTTACTTGCAACTTCAGCAATAGTCATTTTGGTAGCACCCGGCAGTGTAGTACCGGGATACATTGATTCATATCCACCAGGACCTGCTTCATACTTGTAAATAAGATCTAAGACTGAACCCCATTCGCCATCTGCAACTTGTGGAACTTGTGGAGCTTCAGTAGAAATATCTACACCAGTAGCAGTATCTCTTACTGTTCCTACTGAACCAGGACCATCTGTAGAACCAGGTCTCATCATTGACACCCCTGACATACTTTCAATTGCTTGTTTCAGAATTCCTTCAAGTGTTTTTGGAGTTTTCTCAGTCGTTTTAGTATCTTTAGTTTTCTTCGTAGTTTTTTCTATGCTTGGTTTATTTTTAGCAAACAATCCTTTAAAAGTATTTCCAATCCAGTCAGCGAAGTTAGAAGATGCTATTGGCGCATCTTTTAGAGTATCTGCTGATACAATTCCGCCATCATTGTATCCAATTGCTAGATTACTTTTAAGTTTTTCATCCCTAAACCCCTTCAATAATAAATTATTAAATCCAGCACCAATACTCTTGTAGTCGGACTGAGAAGGGTCATCTCCTGCAAGTATCTTAGTTGCAGTAGCAAGAATCGGACCGAAGTAATCTATCTGATTGAATGCTTTTGCAGAACCAGCAAACTTAGACTTATCATCATCAGGTTTTACCTTGGAAATTTGCTGAACTCCCTTCTCATAGTTTGGAGTTACAACTTTTCTCGTTGGAGTATCTAAAGGTTTAATCTGACCACCTTCTTGGCGACCTTGTATCTCCGCTGGTTGTGGTTGTTTATCTTTAAAAATTGCATCATATAATAATCCACCAAGTTCAGCACCAGCAGTACCACCAAGAGCACTACCAATAAAAGTTCCGATACCAGGTCCAACCAGAGTTCCTAATGCACCACCTAACCACATTCCAAGACCAGAACCTACACCTCTAAATGCTGCTTTACCTACAGGGTCACCTGCCACCATTGATAACACAAACTCAATGATACCACCAATGATTGGTACTCTCTTTACAAGAGGTTTGAGAATACCTACTGCACCAGATACAAGACTTTGAGTTCCTTTGACAGCAGCAGTCTTAGCAAGTTTCTTTCCTCCAATACGGAGAGCGGTTCTCGTTATTACTCTACCAGCACCCCGAGCAGCAACACCAGCAGCGACTTTTCCACCTGCTGCAGCAGTTCTTGCTACCTGTTTATTGACACCCTCAGCAACTTTTATTGCTACCATCGCAGCAATGAGAGCACCGTTTAATAATTTGTTTAAGTTACTTGATAATTGATCAAAACCTTTAGCAGCATCTTCACCGAATACATTTTTTACTTGTCCCCTTGACCAATCATAAGCTGCATATGCACCGTCAACGAAAGACACAACAGCATTTAAAATCTTGCCACCAAAATCAATTAACCACTCACCGACCTGCATAATACCGCTTAGGATAGGTGTCAGCAGAGGGGCAAACTCTACAAGTCTATAGAGAAGATATCCTCCAAGAACATTCATAAGGAACTGCTTTATCCTATCAAGGAAACTCATCCCCGGAACCTTTGGTAAGTCTAACTTTCCACCAGTATCCTTTGGTTTCTTTTCTAACTTTGCTTCCCTTGCTCCTCTTCTCTCTTGCTGTTCCTTTTTCTTCTTATCAGTTTCTTCTTTCTTCTTGGAAGCAAGAGTTCCCTCTAACAACCCAGCAATTGTAGTTAGTTTCTCTTTGATAACTATAGTCTTCTCTTGTTCCTCTGCTTTCTTGCTACTAGAATTTGGAACAAGTTTATCTGCAGAGATGACACTCGTCTTTGGTCTTATGATTGCTGAGGTTGTTGCGCTAGGAAGTAATTTCATCAGTAATCAATAATTCCTAAGAGATTTGCTTTTGCTCTAGATGCAGAAGATGCATTAAAACTAGGTATTTTATTTGATGCTGAGGGACGTTGTGGTGCAGAACTTTTTGCACCACCATCAATCATAGTAACCTTTGGTTTTGTTTTTTGTAGTGGTGTAATTTCTGGGACTGTTAGTTTTGCAGGTTTCTTAATAACTGTACCACCCTCATTGTATGCTACATGAACATGATTAGCATGAGAGTCTGGATGCTGTCTATAACTGCCATAATTTTTATAGGAAGGAGACCCATGAATAAGTTCAACAGGGTCTACTTTATTCTTTTTATTATACTCAATCAATGATTTGAGAACTGGTGCTTGTTCATCATTGCCACCACTGCTTGGATGGGATGGTGCCCAACCTCCAATGTCAAGTGCTCTTCCCTCATAATGATATGAATTGGCACTATGTCCACTCTTAGCCCAAGGTAAATGTTTAGGATGTCTATGAATACTTCCCGTTACTGGCAAAGCAGAACTTTTCTGCTTCATAAAAGTTCCAAGATCGCCTGCTATTTTTTCACCTTTAGAACCATATCCTTCACCAAGTTTAGCACCTTTAGTATTTGCTGGCGAATATTCTGAGGTGCTTTCTTTCTTACCATCCCTACCATCACTAAGCATGGAACCAACGCCAGCCATACTAGTAATAGCATTAGTTAGCATCTCGATAAGAGTCATAGGTTTGTTTTTTTCAGCTGCTGCAGCTGCTTGCCTTTTCTTTGGTGTTGCGATATCAACATTACGAAGTTCCTCATATCCTTTTTCGGAATTTGGTAAGTATGCTCCATCTTCTGCAAGTTTTGCTCCTTGTGCAGCACCAGAAGCAGCATAAGACTCAGCAAGTTCTTCATCTATTCCTTTATCTATCCAACTATTTTTAATAGTTTGATATGATTGGTTATGTGCATAAGCAATTTTTGCTTTCGGGTCTGTCTTAACACTCTTCGGAGGAACATATTCACTTGTTCCCCCAGGACCGACGCCTCCTTTCATTGTACCAGGAAGTTTTTTCAGGGTATTTGCTGAGTTTAAAACAATATTCCACTTATCAGAATCAGGTGATACCCCAGTAAGTTTATCTGATCCAAAAACTCCAAGTAGTTTTTTATCAACAACTCTATTCATTTGTTTGACAACTACATCACCATCAGGTGTTCTAGTATACCCAAGAACATATGTCTCTCCAGTATTACCTGGATTTTCAATATGTTCGGTAGTATTCATTCCTTTACGATATTCAACAGGATCAAAATCAACCTCACCAACAGGACCACCTTCATTAGCATACATCGTGCCCTGCATAACTTTTGGTTTGTTTGTTCCTCCACCAGCAGCATTCATTGACATCATAGTGTCAAGACCATACTTCTGCACAGCACCAGTACTCATTACAAACTCACCATTGGTAAGCATTGCAGGAACTTTATCTATACCAGACTCACCTGTAACTTTACCACCACCATTCATCTCACCAAAGAAACCATATCTCTTTTCTTGTCCTGTCTCTATTTTCTGTGCTTGTTCCTCTCTTTCTTGACCAGCACCTGTAAAGAAATCACTTACACTTCCTAGTACACCTCTATTTTCATTCTGTGCTCTTATGTCTGCAGCTGCCTGTTCTTTTCCTTTCTCATCTACTGCTTGATTTGCCTGCTTATCTGCATCATCCTCAACAGTCTGAGGGAACATCTTTGGAATTAGAGCACCAGCAGCAAAGAGACCCGCACCAAGAACAATAGGGTTTTTAAGAAGTTTTAAAATTTTTGGCGTGAACCTCATCAACAACCCAGCAGTCGAACTTATCAACCCACCAAGTCCTGTTCCAAATAATAAAAATCCTCCAAGTATTGCAGGCCACCAATCTCCTAAGAACCTAATAATACTTTCAATTTTCCTCCCATTCTCCTCATCACCAAACCAATCAAGCAACTTAACTAATGCTCTACCTAAGAATATAGTCGTAAAGAATTCAATAATCTTATCAAAAATTGATTTTACAGGAGCAAGAACTTTTTTTGCTGCCTTCATTAAGGTATTATCTTTCTTTTCTAACTTATTTTCTCTTACAGACCTTCTCTCTCTTTCCTCTTTCTTATTTTCTGTATTCTTTTTATTCTCTTCAAACTTTTGATCCTTCTTTATGACCTCAAGAATACTATCAATACCCTTAAGAACATCATCAAAATTACTTTTAGATTCTTCTTCTACTGGATCAACATTAATCTTTGGTTGTTTTGGTATAACTAATGCACCGCTAGCACCCAGAGTTTTTGTCTCTTCATTATCAGATTCTTTTTTTCTATTCAGAAAATTTTCAATAAACTTACTAAACTTATCCGAGTCATTTCTAGTTTTAAATCCTTCCTTTCTCTCTTCACTAGTCAGTTGCTCACCTTCAATGGTGCCATCTGCTACTAACTCATCACGATACTTGGCATACTTATCCTCACCAAAGAACTTAGAAGGAACAATTGCCCCTGCTTTGATTGTAGTTACCTTTGGTTCTGGAGTTTCTTCTGCTGGTTCATCTTGAATAGAATCTAGCAAATCATCAAGACCTTCTGGAATATCTTCTTCTTCCTCACCAACCATATCTCTTGCCATCTCATGCAGGTCAGTATCACTGCGACCTTGAATAAGTTGGCTATCTAAATCACTAGTCTCTTCAGCATCTAAAGAATTATAATACTTAGACAGGATAGTAATCTGGTCATCAGAAAGTTTGGCAACAAGATCCTCTCCCAGCATTTTGCTGTAAGTTTCTCTTATTTGTACCTTACTTCTTCTAGCCATTTGCTGTCTGCTGCTTTAACTTCTCATCTTCAAGATGCGCTTGTAATAAACCAACATAAATGTCTCTTTCCCAAGGGATAAGATTCTCAAGCTCAGTTAATGAATATTTATGGTACTGTATTAAGGCAAAATTGAGACGATAATAACTCTCAAGATCCATATGGATCATGCCTACGCGAAAAAACTTGACAATCCCTCCAAGACAACCACACTTTCAACTTTAGTATTTGGATTAGTTACAGTAACAGAATGAGACAGTTTAGGCATTGTCTCAAAGAACTTTTCAATGTCTTTAAACTGTGTAGAATTCATTGATTCAACAAATTCTTTAATCTCTTTCTTACTACAATCTGCTGCAGCCCAAACCTCTTCCTCAGTATAAATTTTATCAATACATGATGCAATCAATTCAAACGATTGGTCCATCGCATTTTTATCACTGAAGTCAAAGTTATTTTTAATAAACTGATCCAATGAAGGATACTTCATTTCCATCATAATGGTAGTATCAATCTTAATTTGTCTGCTATGATTTTCATTCTTCACAATCTTAATATCATCAAGGTCAATACTTACAGGAACTTGTGTTTTACCATCATCAGGACAAACAATGTTAACATCAATCTCTTCACCAACAGACTTGCCTCTGATGTTAAGAAATAAGTATTCAATATCAAATGTAGGAAGTTTCTCTACCTTGATACCCTTTGTAATAATACAACTTTGAATAACAGTCTTGATTGCATTAGTAATTTGCTTATTATCTTCACTCTCTAATGCAATAACAAGAACCTTTTCTTCTTTAACTAAAAATGGTCTATATGTGATTGCTTCTTCTGTCGATGGCAACTCAAGTTCATATCTTGGCGTAACAATCTTTGGTAAAGGCATAATATCCTATAAAGTTCAGTGAAATTATTTATAGTCAGTTTTAAAATCCTATATTATCTTCGACAAGGTATCTAAGATAAGTCATTGATACTGTACACTTTAATAAATCTGAAGACCCATATGATAGAGGCATCGAGTTGATTGCAATAGGATATGTATCAATAAAAGTATAATTTAAATTTAATCCATGATCCTTCTCAAACTTAGTTACTTTCATCTGAGTTTTATATTCTTCAGGATATTTTACCCTATAATCATATCTCCTTGATGATCGGACATCCCTTTGATCATCTCCAACAATAAAATTAATCCACTGCTCAAAGTATCTAATCTGAGAGTATTTTTCTCCATCAACATAAAAAGTTAAATCAATTCTATCATCATACATTCTTCGATATGCGTTTCTCTCAGTTACACCATGACGATCACCTGTAATTTCTTGCGTATTCAGAGATGAACCAGGCAAAGATGCCTCGGAACAAGACATATTAAAATCGTCAACAGTTGTATTATTAAAAAAACCACTCAGTACTGACGGTGACGTTATACTAACACTAAACTTTGATGTTAATGATGGTCTCAACAACGCACTCTTTATTTGTCCTACTGACCTAGCTTGTGCCATCTAAATAGTTTTTGAGGTTATATACTATGTATGGCGGAAAGTAATAAAAGTAAGTATCACCCCTCTTATCCCAAAAAATATAAAGGTAATCCAAATAATATTATATGTAGGAGTAGTTGGGAAAGAAAGTTTTGTAGATACTGTGATTTAAATGAACAAGTTCTTGAGTGGGGTAGTGAAGAGTTTTACATCCCATACATCTCTCCTGTAGATAATAGAGTCCACAAATACTTCCCAGACTTTATTATGAAAGTTAAAGAAAGCACAGGCAAAACTAAAACTTATGTGGTTGAAGTTAAACCTAAGAAACAATGTGCTCCACCAAAGAAACCAAAGAGACAGACAAAAGGTTATCTATATGAAATGAAAACCTATGCTGTCAATCAAGCAAAGTGGAAAGCAGCACAAGAATTCTGTGATGATAGAAGGATTGAATTTAAAATCATAACAGAAATCGAACTAGGACTCAGATGAACCGTATTCTTCCTATACTTAAAACTCTGAATGAAACTACTGATACTGAAAACCAAATGGAAATGATTATGGAGGCACTGAACGATACGGTAACTCCTGCTCCTGATGAAGGAACAATCTGTACGTTTGTTTATAATGCAAAAACTCCTGGTATTACATATGATCAACATCCTTTAGTTGCTGTGACTGATTTATTTTCTTGGGGATTTCGTGGACTTAATTTTCACTGGCAGGAATATCGTCAATATACGTGGGAAGAACTAGCAGGTCAAGTCTATATTTTAAACAGAACTGAACTTGAT